TATGAAGAGCCTATTAAAAGCAATATTTACAATATTAACTGGAGATACAACATTAAAAGCCCTCTTGGGTTATACTACGACAATAAAAAATATTCGTTCTTTTGAAACATTGAAGCAATATAAATATGATAAGTATTTATTATTTGGAAAATTAGAATCTGAACAAATGGATACAGATTTAGATACATCAGATGTTAGAGAATATAGAATGCAAGTTCAAGCTTTAGATAGAAAGAGTAGTATAAATATAGATGATATTAACGAAAGAGTAATTACATTATTACACAATACTACTTTAGAAGAAGCAGGAGTAATGAAAACAAGATTATGTGAATATGAGAGGGCTCTGCCAATTTTTTATGACAACGAACTTTTGTTTTATGTTGGATTAATGTATTTTAGAATGATAGTTACAAAACTTAATTAATGAATATAAAAGAAAAAATAATATTAACTTGTAAACAATGTGGAAAAAATGATTAACAAAAAAATTAGATTAACATATAGGAGGGTTTAAAAAATGGTAAACGCAGCAAATATTATCGTTGGAATAGGAGATTTTGAGATTGATGATACGTCAGTCGGTTCTACAAGAGGTGGAGTAACTATCACTAAGAATATTGAAGTATTTGAAAAGATAGTTGACCAGAAGTTATCACCAGTAGGATTAGCAAAAGTAAGAGAGACTTATTCAGTTAAGACTGAAGTAGCAGAAGCTACTCTTGCTAACATAAAGAAAATTTGGGATGTACCAAGTGCTATAGAAGCAGGTGTCGGAGTTAATACTCTTTCATTAGGTATTGAGTCTGATGTAACTTATAAAACATTGACGTTTTATGGTAAATCACCAAGTGGTTATAGTAGAAAGTTTCATTGCTATAAAGCATTTGTATCTGAAGTAGGTGATACAGTATTAGTTAAAGATGACCTTACAGTTGTACCTGTAACATTTACATTATTTCAAGATACTGATAAGCCAGCTGAATCACAGATAGGTTATATAGAAGATTCAACATCATAAACAAATAAATGTTTATAAATAAAAAAGGGAGGAAAGTAGAATGAGTAACAAAATTATAAGCCCTGATTCGTATAGGAAGAAGGTATACAAAGAAGAAGTTGTAGAAGTTCCTTCAGGTGCTCAATTTAAAATTAAAGTAATGTCACCAATAGATTTTATTAGGAAGGGATTAAAAGATATACCTAATCCCTTCCTTGAATTTGTACAAGAAGGAACAAAAAAAGCATTAGATAAAATGGTTAAAGATGAAGATGCATCTGAGTTTTTACAAAAGTTTGTAGAGATAATAATTACAGACGGAATAATAGAACCAAAAGTAGTATTAAAATATGAAGAAGATGAAACAGATAATGTATTATTTTGGAGTGAAATAAATCAAGAAGACCAAGCATTTTTATTAAATAAAATTGCTGGAGTTGAGTTAAGAAAAGTAGGGTAAAAGAATTTTACATATACAAGACAATAACATTGAGTAAGAAATGTTATTAACTAACTGATAGATTTATGAATCAGGAATATGGATATAATAGAAAGAAAGAATTTAGAACCATTTTTAAGAGGTAATTTACCTTTAATAATAGACGGTATGGCAAAGCGATATGGAAAATTGCCAAGCGAAATTTTAAATGCTGGATTAAATGACTTTAATCTCGATTTAGCAATATATTATAAAGCAATGTTAAAAGAACAAGAAGAATATAAAGAACAATCGGCTGGAATAAAGCCAACTATTAAAGGTAACAAATTAATAGCAAGTGATTTTCAATTAGAAAAGAAAATAAAGAAGGATAAATAAAATGGCAATAGGAAATTTAGGAAGACTCGCAGTATTTTTAGATGTCAACATGGCTGGATTTGTAGCAGGTATGTCTACTGCTTCAATGCAAGTAAAAGGATTAGCAGCAACTGTTACAAGAAATGCAGGAGCAATAAAAGCAATGGGAACACAATTCTTAATTGCAGGAGCAGCAATAGCAGCAGGTTTAGGATTTGCAGTTAAAGCAGCAATGGATTTTGAAAGTCAAATGGCAAAAGTAAACACTATGTTAAAAGCTTCAGAGCAATATTATATGCCTCAATTTTCTACAACATTGAGAGCGTTGGCTGTTGAGTTTGGTCAATCAATGAAAACATTAACAGAGGGTACTTATGATGTTTTGTCAGCTCAGATGGGGGCAGCTAAAGCAATGAAGTTTATGGCTATTGCATCTAAATCAGCTGTTGGTGGTTTTACAGATACAAAAACATCTGTTTCAGCTTTGTTAACTTTAATGAAAACATTTAAAACTCAAATAACTGATGTTACTGATGCTTCAGATTTTTTACATAAAGTAGTTGAAAGAGGAAGGATTACATTTGCAGAATTAGCAAGCACAATTGGTACTACAGCAGCCATGGCATCTCAAGCAGGAATGACAGTAGAAGATTTTGGTGCAGCAATTGCTATTTTAACTAAAGGTGGTTTGGATGCTCAAAAAGCACAAACAGCATTAAGAGGAATACTTCGTTCAGTATTAAAAACTCAAGAAGAAGGAATTGCCGTTGGTAAAGAGTTGGGTGTTGTTTGGGCAGTGGATGCTATAAGAGCTGGTAATTTTACTAAAACTATGCTAAAATTATCTGATGCAAGTATTGAACAATTATCTGCTTTAGCTCCAAATATTAGAGGTTTATTAGGTTTTGCAATTGCTGCTGGAAATGCTGAAGAATCAGTAAAAGATATGGAAGCAATAATGAGAAGGGCTGGCAAAACAGAGGAAACGTTTGAACTAGCTAATGCAACTTTAACCCAACAATTCGAGAGATTAAAAGCAGCAGTAAATAATTCAAGAATAGCTATAGGTGATAAGTTAATCCCTGTTTTAAAAGATTTAATAAAAAACATAATAGATGTAACAGGAAGAATAACTGAGTTTGCGGATGCATACCCCAAACTATTTAAAGGAACTGTTGAGCTTACTGCAAAATTAGCTTTATTTAGTATTACATTAGGAGCTTTATTAATCTTATTACCTAAAATGGCTGCAGCAGTAAAAACTCTTGGTATAGCTATAGCAGTTTTAGCGGCAATTCCTGGTTGGAGAGGAATACTTACATACCTATATACTATGGGTAAAGTATCTGATATAACAAGAGAGGGTATTAAAGCAATTAAAGCTCTTAATTTAGAAAAAGATGTAGAAGCTCATAGAATAGCAACCTTAAATCAAAATTATGAAGTATATAGAGAATTATTAGATGATGCAAGAGAAGGCATAATGTTGATGACAACAGAAGGTTTGGAAGTTCCTGCATCTTTAAGAATGGCTGTTGATATATTAGAAGAAACAATAAAAAAATATAAAGAAGAAAAAGCAACAGTAGAACAATTAACTATTGCATTTGAATCATATATAGCAGCTAAAGAAGGAATTTATACAGTTGGAAAAAAGGAAGAAGAAGGTTTAATAAAAGTAATAAGTTTAAGAGAAAAAGATTATGAATCTTATAGAAAAATAGAAAATTTAAAACACAAAATATCTTTGTTAGGTGTAGACGGAATTGAAAGTGAAAGATTAGCTGAAGAATATAGACATATTAAAGTAATAGAAGATTTAGAAAAAGAGTTTGAAAAGAAAAAAGATATATTAGTTATATTGACTGAATTAGAAAATCAATTACATGATAAAAGAATACAAGATATTAAAGACCAAGAAAACATGACCGTTCAAATGCTCAAAACATTAGAGTCATCTTTTCAATCCACATTCGCGGGAACTTTAAAAGGAGAGATAGCAAGTTTTGGAGATTTCTTTGATAGGGTATTACAATCAATGAGAAGTAAATGGGCAGATTTAATGGGTGAAATGGTTGTTGAATGGATTAAAAGTCGTATAGCAATGGCAACTGCAACCGGTGAAAGTGGAAGCAGTATGTTTGGAAATATATTAAAATTAGTAGGTGGTGTGATGGGATTAGGAAGTGTATCAGCAGCTACTTCAGCTTCAGCAGGTTCATTATTATTACAACCAAGTGGAAACCCATTAGGTTATGCAGGATTAACAGGGGCAGGTTTAGCAGATGGTGGAATGATATCAGCTACTGGATTATATAAGTTACATCAAGGGGAAGAAGTAAAGACAAGAGACCCAGGTGGGAATTCAGGGGTAACTATAATAAATGCTATATCTCCAGATTTAATTACTGCTGCTATGGCTTCAGCACCAGGTCAAAAAATAATAGTAAATGTAATTTCTCAAGATATATTAAAGAATGGAATTACTAGAAAGACAATGAAGGGAGGTGGCGCATAATGGCAGCTGATTTTGTAGATTTTGCACGGGGATTACCATATAGTGAAATAACTGAAATTAAAGTTTTAACAAGTGAGTATGAGAATGGGGTAGTACAAAAAAGAAAAAAATGGCACACAAATAAGAAATCATTTAAAATAGTATTTAAAGTAAATACATTAATTGAAATACAAGCAATAAGAGATTATTTTATAGCAACAGATGGAAGTGTAGATACATTTACATTTACTGAACCATTAAGTAGTACAGCTTATACAGTTAGATTTAAAGATAACTCATTTGAAATAGAAAGACTTCATTTTGGAGTTTACAATTCTTCAGTCATTTTAGAGGAAGATTTATGAGAACTTTAGATTCAACATTTACGCAAGAGAAAAATGCTCAATCAAATGAGCCAGTATTTCTATATACTATTTATGATTATGATGGGGCAAGCACAAATTTATATTATGCAGCTTATTCTCAAAATATAACTTATGATAGTCAAGAATATGTTAGGTTTCCAATAACTCATGAATCAATACCTGAAAGCACTGGTGGTGAGATAGGAAATGTAATAGTAACTTTATCAAATGTATCAAGATTAATCCAAGCATATTTAGAATCTTATGATTTTAGGAGAAAGAAAGTAGTTATAAGACAAGTATGGGCTAATCAATTAGCAGATACAGATGCTTATATGGATGATACTTTTTATATAGATAGTTATACAGCAGACCAAAATAATGTAACATTTACTTTAACTAGTAAGTTCGATATATTAAGTGTCAATCTACCAGCAAGAAAATACTCAAGAAATTATTGTGGATGGAAAACATTAGGTTGTACTGAATGTGGTTATGGAGGAGCAGAAACGGAATGCAATAAAACATTAACAAGATGTAGAGTTTTAGCAAACTCAGGAAGGTTTGGAGGCTTTCCAAGTATCCCCAGTCGAAAATTATGGACAAGTTAACAGAGACAAAAGTAATAGAAAAATATTTGGGGGTTCCTTATTTACATAAAGGAAGAGACTTAACTGGACTCGATTGTTGGGGTTTAATAATTTTAATCTATAAAGATTTAGGAATAGATATATTTGATTTAGATAACTATGAAAAGAATTGGCATTTAAAAGGAGATAACCATTTTATAGAAAATTATTATGATGCTTGGATTAAACATTTAGCACCAATATTTAAAGATATTTTATTATTTAATAGTTCTAAAAATATAACTAATCATGCAGGATTATATTTGAGTAATGGTAAATTTTTACATGGATGTAAAGCAGGAGTAGTTGTTGGTAGATTAAATGGAAAATGGGAAGAAAGATTACAAGGAATATATAGGTATAAAAATGGTTCAGATTAAATTAATACCAAACATATTAGATAAAGAAGGAAGAAAAGAAAGAAAATTAAAATATTTTCGTAGTAAGAAATTATTAAAATATCTTGAAGAATGTAAATTCCCAACTAAAGATATAAAAGTAATTGTATCAGGAAAAGTAGTAACAGATTTAAATACTTTTATAAAAAACAAAGATGAGATAATAGTAATACCTGAAGTAAATACAGACCCTATAACAGGTGCAATAGCATGGAAAGCAATTTTTGCGGCTTTAAAGGTAGTTTTTACAGTTGTTGCAATTGGATACACTATTTACTCAATGCTTTCAAAACCAAGAGCACCTTCATTCTCAGGTATTGGAACTGGAATAGACGAAGGTTCAGCTACTTATGGTTGGGATGGAATAAGAACAATTCAAGAAGTAGGAGTGCCAGTAGCAGTGATTTATGGAGAACACGATTTTGGGGGGAACATAATAAATGCTTATGTAAGAACAGATGGAGATAAAAACTATCTAAATGTTTTATTAGGTGTGGGTGAAGGAGAGATGGAAAGTTTTTCTAATTTAAGAATTAATGGAAACCCTAGTGCTAATTTTGATGATATATCAACAACAACAAAAATGGGAACAAATTCTCAAACAGTAATACCTAATTTTGAAGATGCTCATAATGTCTATTCAGTAAATGTTGTATTAACAAAAGATAATCCTCATGTATATACAACAATTGATTCAGACGTAGAAGCATTTGAAATATATTTACAATTATCTAGTGGTTTATATCAACAAGATACAAGTTCAGGAGCAGTTCAAGAATGGAGTGTTACATATAAAGTAGAATATAAATTACATGCAGACCCAGGTTATACAGATTTAGGTTCAACAACAATAACAGCTAAATCAAGAACTACTGTTAGAAGAATATATAGAAAAGTAGATTTAACAGCAGGACAATATGATATAAGAGTAACAAGAACTTCGGATGATAGTTCATTAGACCCAATAAAACAAGGTGATTTAACTTGGACACAAGCAGATGAAATAAAAACAGATGATTATACTTATCCAAACACTGGTCTATATGCAATAGAAGCTTTAGCAACAGACCAATTAAGTGGTTCAATGCCTAACTTTACATTTACAGTTAAAGGTAAAAAAGTATCAGCACCTTATGTATTAAATGGAAGTGTTCAAGTTGACTGGGAAGATTATTATTGGAATCAAGCAAATACAGAATTTAGATTATTAAGCGATGATACATCTTTAACTTGGGATGGAGCAACTTATGCAGACCAATATTGTGCTAATCCATTATGGTGCACTAAAGATTTAATTATAGCTAATAGATATGGGTTAGGTGAATTTATAGATAGCACATTTATAGACGATGCTTTATTTTTAGAAATGGCTAAATATTGTGAAGAGAAAGTACCAGATGGAGAAGGTGGTTTTGAAAAAAGATTTAGGATGAATGTAGTTTTAGATAGTTCAACAAAAGCATTAGATTTATTAACTCAATTATGTTCCATTTTTAATGGATTACCATTTTATTCAGAAGCAGCTATAAAAATACAGATTGATAAAGAAGAAGATTCAGTTCAATTATTTACAATGGGAAATATAATTAAAGATAGTTTTCAACAATCATGGAAATCACAGAAAGAAGTACCTAACATTTTAGAAGTACAATTTTTAGATAAAGACCAAGATTATAAACAAGAAACAATTGCATATCAAGATTATGCTTCTTTGGCTGCTGGTGACCCAGAAAGAAAACAAACGATAAGAATATTTGCTACTCATATATCTCAAGTAATAAGAACTGCAAGGTATAATATGAAGGTAGCTAAAAATATTAATAGAACATTTTCATTTAGAGTAGGAATAGATGCTTTAGCTTGTCAACCAGCAGATGTGATATCAATACAACATGATGTTCCACAATGGGGTTGGGGAGGAAGAGTTAAAACAGGAAGTACAACTTCATCAGTAGTAGTAGACCAAACATTAACAATAGAAGATGGAAAAAATTATTCAGTACAAGTACAATTTGCAGATGATTCTATAGAAGAAAGAGTAGTAACAAATGTACCTGGAGATGTAACTACATTAACAGTATCAAGTGTATTTAGTTCAGCACCAACAAAATTTGATAAATTCACTTTTGGAGAAACTAATTCAATTGAAAAGAAAGCAAGAATATTCTCAATGGATAGAGCAAGTAATAATGAAGCAGAAATAAGTTGTGCAGAATATATTACTTCAGTATATGATGATAGTGATATAGTAAAACCAGTAAGTAATTTTTCAGCATTAACTTTAGTTCCACCAGCAGTAAGTGCTTTAAATTTAACAGAAGCTTTAGTTAAATTACCAGATGGAACAATAGAAGATGCAATAGATGTTTGGTGGGATAAACCAACACAAACTAATTATGTAAAAACATATGAAAGAGGAAGGATATATTTATCAGAAGATAATATTAATTGGAGAAAAGTAGGAGAAGCAACTGGTTATCATTATAGAATAGTAGGAGATTTAGTAGATAAAGAAACATATTATGTAAAGGTAGTAACAGTAACAGCAGATGGAGAAGAAGGAACTTTAAATTCAGCACCAAGTTCTGAAATTACTATGATAGGTAAATCAGCATCACCGTCAGATGTAGCAACATTTATTGTTAAACAAAGTAGAGACAGGTTAACTGCTGGTTGGTCTAAAATATCTGATGTTGATGTTTGGGGTTATGAAATAAGACATGGAGCAGATTGGGATAGTGGAGAGTTTGTAGTTTTTGTAGAAGGAGATAAATTTATAACTACTAATTTTAGAACGGGTTCTTCACAAAGTTATTGGATTAAAGCATTAGATACTTCTGAAAATTATTCTGAAAATGCTACTGAAGCAACTTTAACAGTAGATATAATACCATTTAGAAATATAGTAAATAATTATTCAGAACAAACAGCTTGGACTGGTTCAAAAAGTAATACAGAAGTAGATGGAGATAATTTAATAATATCGTCAGGACAATTATCTGGAACTTATATTACAGCAGAACAAGATATTGGATATGTTGCTACATTCCAAATAGCAACTGAAATAATAACTGCAATAACTCAAGGAACAAAATATGATAGTGATGCAGGTGCAAAATATGATGATGATGCAACTACAAGATATACAGGTTCAGAAGCACCAGGTAGTTGGAGTTTAGAAATAAGAACATCAGAAGATGATATTACTTGGACAAGTTATGAAACTTGGGAAGCGGGTGATTATAAATGTAGATATTTTCAATTAAGATTAACATTAACAAGAGAATCAACAGAAACATCTTTGATATGTTCTAAATTTGATTATTTTGCAGATTTACCTGATGTTGATGATTTTGGAACTGGAGAAGTAACTGATGTAAGTGCAGGAGATGATATTTCATTTGCAAAAACATATCATGAAACTCCTGTAGTGGCAATTGAAATAGATAGTGGGGAAGCATCTTTTTGGAAAGCAACAAGTATAGATACAACTGGATTTACTGTTCATTTATATGATGCGGCAGGTGCATCAAGATTAGGAACATTTAGTTGGAAATCACATGGGATTTAAATTATGGCAAGTAACTTATTAAATTTAATTAATGATGGTTCATTTGAATTAGCAAGTCCACCTTCAGGTGACTGGTCTAATATTGGAACACCAACTGCAGTAATAAGAGATACTGGAGAAAGAGATAATTATGGTGGGCAATATTCAGTTAAGATAACCTCTAATGGGAATGGTAATGAAGGAATACAAGCAACATTAGAAGATTTAAAAGCATCAACAAAATATACTGTAAGAGTTAGAGCAAAAGTAACTGCAGGAGATACAGCAAAGATATGGACTACAGGAGGAGATACCAATTTATCAGAAACAACTACTTCAGAAACTTGGGTAGATTTAATAGGATTTTTTATAACTGATTCAACACCAGCAAATATAGTTTTAAATATAGGAAGTGATAATGCAACTGACATAGTTTGGTTTGATAGATTAATGATAGTAGAAGGTAGTGGAGCATTTGAATTTACTCCAAAGGCAAGTGATGTTGGAGCAATAAGAGTATATAGAGATGTTGCCATACAAATAACAACTATGAAGAAGGGTGTAGGCTCACCACCAGGAGATGGTTTAGAAGATGGTTTTCCTACATTAGACTTTATTGATAGTGGAGATGAAGAAGTATTTGTATTAGTTCACTCCCCTTACGACTATGCTATAGGGACGGACATACAGTTTCATGTAGAGTTCTTTGTAGATAGTGTTGATATAAATACTCAAAGGTATATATTATGGGCTGTTGAATATAAAGTAATACAGCATGGAGATGTATTTGACTTTGGTGTTGGTACAGGCACAACTTTTGATTCATTTCCAATACCAATAACAACTGATAACAAAGAATTGATGTCTTGTGATTGTTTAATAATACCATCGGCAGTTTTAATAGGAGAAGGATTATTAGTTGTTAGATTATATAGGGACGGGGATGGAACTCTTGGTACAGACGACCAGAGTGGGGATGCAAGATTAGTATATGCTCACCTACATTACACAGCAGATAAGTTAGGTGAATTAGTATAAAGGAGAAAAAATGAAAAAATTTATACCACATAAATTAATAATTGAATTTGAGAATAAAAGTTTCAAAGATGGAATATTTCTTTATAGGATAATGAAAGATGGAGTAGTAGGAAAACAATTTAAAAGTATAGCTATAAAAAACATTAAATTTAATAAATTACATTTAAATTCTATTTTGAAAAAGGTGAAAGACCATATAAAAGAAATTGAAAATGCTGAGGAGGATTAAAATGAAAGAATCAATCTTAGATAAGATATTTGGTAAAAAGAAAAAGAATTTAGTATGTCAAAAATGCGGTAAAGAGATAATAACACCAGCATTTATACTTATAAAGGGAGAGATAATAGCTAACGCAAAAACACCAAATATATTTTTATGCCCAGAACAAAAGTGGAATTATTGTCAAGGAATAATTATGCATGATACATGTTGGATGGATATGTTAAGAGAGTATGGAACGGAATTATATAATTTAGAGGAAGTAAGAAAAAAATATAACAAAAATAAAAATAAAGAGGTGAAATAAAATGGCATGGAATGCGGCAAACCCAGCAAATGATTGTTTACTTATAAACGCACCAGCTTTAATTAGAGCCAATTGGGATGCTTTAGCATTAGGAACAGATGCTTCCTTATTAATTACAAATGCAAAAGTATCAGCGAGTGCAGCAATAGTTGATACTAAATTAGCACAAATAACTACAGCAGCAAAAGTACATGGAACATCAATTACAGGATTAGCAAGTTTACCCGCAGGAGCAGGAGCAGTTCCAGATGCTAATTCAAATGGAAAATTAAAAGCAGATGCAAGTGATACAACTCCACAATATTTAGATAGCCTATTAGATACAGGAGTATTTCAAATATCAGCAGGAGACTTACTTCAATTAAAAGATGGTGGAGTTGAAACTGTAAAATTAGTAAATGGAAGTGCATCACCCGGAAATTCAAAATACTATGGAACAGATAGTGGTGGAGTAAAAGGATTCTTTTCATTAGATTATACTAAAGATGCAGCTACAGATATTTCAGCAAAGAGTTGGGTATTAGATGAAGATGATTTGGCTTCAAATGATAATACAAAAGTAGCAACTCAACAAAGTATAAAATATTATATAGATAACAAAGCATTAGTAGCTTCTTCAGTAACTCAAGCAATATTAGCAGATTATGCCGCAGGTGATGATGTTATAATGGAAGCCACTACAGACCGTACGACTGTTGCGACATCATATACAAAACTGAAAGAGTTTAGATTAAGTCGTTCTGGGACATTAAGAATCAAATGGTATTTAGGATCAGGGGCACAAAATACACACGGTTACGGTAAAGTATATCGTAATGGAGTAGCAGTAGGTGCAGAACAAGATGCATTTTCCTCTTCTACAGGAGGTATTACTTGGCTAAGTGTTTCTGAAGATATCTCAGGTTGGAGTTCAGGTGATTTATTGCAAATATATATTTATACAAGCAATGCTTCAAATGCAGCACATGTTAAAGATGTATATATTTGCAATAGTGAATATATTAACGATAGAGTGCTAACTGATTAATGAGAAATACAAATGAAGTTATAATAGTAGAAACGCTACCCAGCAATATACTATATAAGAAGTTAAAAATTAAATAAAATTTTTAAACTAATTATTTTCTTTATATATGAGGAATAAAATATGGATATAACTGTAAACGATATAATTGAATCAAAAGAACCTGATTTTCAATTTTTCA